ATTGATTGGGATAGTCTCATAGAGGTAGATGACAATGTAGAAGGAACACAAACACTGGCTTGTACAGCAGGGGTATGTGAGATCTAATCTTTCTTACTATTAATGAGATCAAACAGGGCGCGGACTTTCTCTTCTAACACAGAGATTCTTGCGCCTATCTCAGCCTTCCAAGTGATAGCTAAGAACAGTACTACTAACAACCCTGAGATTATCTCCCAGAAGTTGATGACAAAGTTTTCCATTTACCACTTCTTTCCGTCAGAAGTTTTAGTACCTTTGGGTACACCCTTACCGAATAAGATCATTGAGTTCTTTGCAACCCTATCAAGGGCAGCTCCACCAAACTTTTTTCTATTCCAAAATTCATTGTAAGCATCATTTAACTTACCGTCACTATAGTGTTTACCCCATTTAGGATAGACATCTCCTCGGTATGCTAAGTCGGACAATGCAGAAAATTTTTCAGGATCGTTCTGCGCAATAGCGTCTACTAAGTCAGTACCCATCTTACGTTTAAGGTCTGCAATCCTATCCTCATAAGCTGCAGGAAATCCTAACGCAATGTAGTCTTTACCTTTTCTCTTAGTCTGACCTACTCCTTGAGTAAGAATACCTTTTGCTTTCTCTTCTTTATTTAAGTAATAAGGATCAGGTAAGTAACCTTCATTAGCAATTACATACTCTTGTGCCGGAGTTAATTGAACATTTGGATTGTCTGCTTTGTAAGCGTTGACCGCATCTTGTCCTCCAAACCATTTTCCTTGTTTAGATAACTGACTGTAGTTGGTGTTCCACATCTCTATGGGAGGATCTACTATTTGTGCCATTGTTTCTCCTATGTTACTCGTATAACCGTTTAACTTCTCGTCGGTACTCAGGCTCATTGTAATAACTAATAGGACGATTAGCATATTGAGGATCATATAACGGAGAGTTAGGATCAGCCGATGCGTTACTTAATGCAACACCAGCTTGATAGTACTCAGGGTTTTCGTACATAGAGTTGATAGATAGACCAGGATCAAAAGGTTGTTGTCCAGGCATAACAGGTTGCATAGGATTACTATAAGATGGGTTACCCATTCCTTGACCAAACAAACCACTTTCTCTTAACACATAGTTTGTTCTATCCATTTGATTGTTTGCAGCTTGTACTTGATTCTCTAAGTCCATTAGGTCTTGAGCTGCTCTTTGTGCTTTGCTTTTATCTATTTGTTCTTGTATTAAATTATTAGTTAATTGTCTACTGTTCTCAAGTATTTTATTATTTAATTGTTGCTGTTGCTCTTTAACAAGGTTGTCTTGATACTGTTCTTTCTGAGCTATAGCTTGATCTAACCTTCTTCTTGCTTCTTCTGCTGGATCAAAGTTAACAACATTGTCAACAATATCATCAAAGACATTTTGAAAACCTCTGTCAAATCTTTTAGCACCACTTACAAGAGAATCATAAATAGCGGTAGAGTTATTGGCTTCTATTAATGGATTAAGAATAGAATCTTTAATGTCTCCAAAAGCAGCAGCCCTGTCTTTATCACGTTGTTCAAACATTTCTCTTTCCATAGCTTCTGTAGCTCGGTCACCCATCTCTATTAACTCTTGCTCTTCTATTGCTTCTTGGTCAGGAGCTTCAGGTACATTTGTCATGTCTTGTGAGACACTAGGAGGAAGAACTGTAGGGTTTGGATCACGTTGAGTAAACAAACCTATAGGAGCTAACGCTTGTGTACCTGGAATAGGGAATCGAGGACGCGGAGGTTCAAGAGATGCCTGTGCCTGTGTGCCTGTAACAGGAAACCTGCTTCTCATTTCTCTCTCAGGTACGTTTAAAGGGGAAGCAGCAGGTACTACGTAAGTAATACCACCAATGTTTCTTAACTTCTCACCTGATTTAAGAGGACCTTGATATATAGGATAGGTAACACCTGCCTCACGATTAAGTCTTTGCTGTTCTTTTATATCAGCATAACTAGGTCCACCACGAGTACCGACCCAGTTCATCCCAGGGGTAGCCTCCCTTTGTTTTTGTATGTCACTCTTAACACCAATACCTAGCTGCTTGAGTCTTTCCGTTAAAGTAGCCATTACTCTTCGCCTCTCCTAATTTTTGAAATTGCTCTACGATAGTTTTTATCATATTCTTTTTCAATACCATTACCAAACCAGTAATACATAATCTCTCCCATTACTGGTAAATCTCTTACAATACCTGTATCTAAACCTTCTTCACTACCTACGCTCATTACTAACTTACCAGCACGATCTAAACTTTTTACTGGTGGCATTAAAATAGATGAACCAGCAGTAGCGTACTCACCTTTTTTAACTTTATCCCAAGCCCATTCAGAACCTCCATACATCTTTAATAAACTAGTACTCCATTTATCCCAAATAGTTTCGTTTTCTATTTCTATATCAGTGCCTAAGTATTTAATGTAGTCTTTAACTTCTTCAACAGTCATGTTGGCTGTAGGTATTATTGCAAAGTAAGATACAAGGTTTTTAAGAGCTTGTCTTTTCATTGCTTTATTGTTTGTTCTTGCTCCTTTTTCATACAGGTTAAGTGTTCTTTTTAAACCTGTTGATATCTGACGTATAGCAAAAGTTTTTAAACTATACATGACTCTTCCATTAGGAGCTAACAACCACTGCAACGGCATTTCAGATAAAGAAATAGGTTGAGCATCTGATAACTGATCCCATACAAATTTCTTTACATTGTCTGTTATGACTCCATTTTCTAAATCAGAAATAAGTTGATCGGTTTCATTACCAAAAATCTCTTTGTTTTGAGCAGCTAATTTTGCTTTACCTGCTTTAGTTTTAGCTAAACCTTGTGCTCTTCTTAATGACGCTCCAATAAAAACATTCTTACCTAACGTATCCATTTTTCTGAAGCCAGAGTAAGTAAACAAGTTGTGCATATTTAATGCCCATTTACCTGTATTGGTAAACTCTTCAGCCATTACGTCTTCTAAACCTAAGTCTTTAGTTGTTAATTGTTTTTTACCTCTGGACACTTGATTGATAAGCTCAGCCATAGTATCTCCTATACCGTTAATCCACATTGATGTACCAATGTCTCCTAACTGAATAAGAGCAGAGAAAGGATTAACAATAGTAGTTAGGTAACTTAGGTTTCTTGCCCCTATTGACCAAGCATCGCCTCTTTGTTTTCCTGCTAAAAAACGTGCTTTAAGTATTTCTTTAATGGTTTTAAGATCATCACCTTTGATTCCTTCTTTAGCTAAAATTTCTCCTACTGATGTTGATTCTATAAAGTTTGAATCTAAATCATATGCTTCAATGTCTTTACCTTTACCAAAAAAAGCCCGTTCTTCTATGTTAGACGTACCAAATCTAATATAATTTTCTAATGCTTTAGCAGGATCATCGTAGTATTCTAGTATGTCATCAGTAAGTTGAAGAACTTTTCTTTCTTTAGCTGATTTAAAACCACCTGACGGGAGAAGCTCAGGTCTGTTTGACAAGATAGATTCAATTATTTTAGCCTCTTGCTCAGCAGTAATGTCTTTTACTTTTATGTTTTTTTGTTTAGCAAATATTTGTTTAGCTTCGTCAAGAATATCTTTGTTTTCTATGCCAAATTTTTTTCTTAAGTTTTCTAAATCTTTTACTGATCTAGGAAAATAATCTAACATTCTTTCAAACTGAACACCTACATCGTTAAACTCATCAGCCATTTCTGACAGAACTTCAGAGACGTTATCTAACGACGAACCGTCCATGTCTAAACCAGCGTCTTTAAAAACTTGTTTAGCTGCTTGATAGTTTTGATTGCCTAAATATTTAGAAACAAGAACTTGTTTGTCAGCAGTTAATTGTGAATAGTTATCAACAAAAGGTTTAATTTTTTTTAGTCTAACAGCTACTTTTTCATAAGTAAGTCTTTCAACATCACGCAATCTTCCTGACAATCTAGGACTAATTTTATAAAGAGTATTAGATATCGGTTCAAATAGTTTAGAAAGAATAGGAAACTTCATACGAGCAATCGCATCTAAACCTTCTTTGCTTACTAAATCTCCAATAGCAGCTTCACTATTTGTAGGTATAACAATATCATCACCAGCTATAGCAACTGATTCAAGCAGTTCGTCCTGTGAAAAACCTGTCTCATCTAGTATAATTTTATTTAACTCAGAGTTATCTGCTCCTTTAGCTTTAGCGTTATGAATTACTTCATTGACTTTATTAATTTTAACTTTAGCTTTTTCGTAGTCTTCTTTTTTAGCTTCTAATTTTTTTTGTTTAACGTTGGCGTACTGTTTAGCTATTCCTTTACCTAGTCCATAAAGAGCACCACCGCCAGCAGCAGACACTGCTGCAACTTTAAGGTTTCTTTCTGGATCTATTTCTCCAGTTTCTACATACTGATCTAAAGCGTCTCCAACAGAACCTAAAACAGCAGAACCTCCTATTGCCCATTTAATACCATGACCGAAAGGAACTGCACTTACTGGATCAAGAATTTCTCCTGAAATACTAGCTAATGTTTTTGCCCAGGGATCAAGCTGTTCGGCTTGAAGTACATCAGCATATTGATTTTCTTTTAGTGTTGTGTATTTGTTATATAAGTATTCTCTTCTTTGCTCTGGAGATTCCATAGCAAGTATGTCGTTTCTGTCCGCGTCTGTACTAAAGTAAGTAGCGATAGGTAAATAACTTTCCATAAGAATAGCAAAATCATCACTAAATGAAGGGTCTTTTGTAGACTCGTATGCAAACTTTCTAGCAGTAGAAGGTTCTTCAGTAACTACTACACTACTGGGATCTAAGTCTTTGATGTTTTTACCTTCAAATACTTTTGCCATTTACTTTAGCTCTCTTTCGAATACAATATTACCGTTAACATCTACAAGTATTTCAAACACTTTGCCGTCTGGTGTTTGCCTAATTTGTTTAGTGGTTATCCCTTGATTCCAAGTTTCACTTAAACCTCGTTCTTTAGCTTGTTGTCTTTTAATGCTTGTTTCTGGCTGAGCTATTGATGTTGCTGGTCGAGAAGAACTTCCACTTGCTTTTGGATTGTATTGCCAATTACTAAATGGATTCAATATTGCACCACGACCACCTAAAAACTCAGCTTCAACAATAATCCCTTTCTCAACCATTTCATTGTAAGCTTGTTGCTCTGCGTCAGACATCTCTAAAGCACCTCTAGAGTTATTGACTATACGAATAGCTCTTGCATGAATGTCTTGTGCTATTTGATCTTGAACTTTAGGATCAAAGTCAGAATCTCCTAAGAATTTACCTCTTAGTCTAAGTTTAGTCGCTGCTAAAGCTTCTTTTACTGGCGTAAGCTCATTTGCTTTTCTTATTAAACTAAAGTCAGTAATTTCTTCTTTAGTTGTTGAGTTAAAGTATCGATTACCTCTTTGCTCTACATTAGAAATAGAACCGTCTTCGTTAAGTACTCTATAATCTGTAGGTTTTGTTGTTCCATACTTAGCTTCTAACTCTCTTTCTTTAAAGTCTCTTTGGTAAGCAGAAGTAGCTAAAGATGTTGCTCTATCAGAAAAATACATTGCTTCTTGTGCTAGACCAGCTTTTGCAAGTTCAGAAGAAAGTTTATTTAATTTATCTACATCGTTTAGATCATCTACATCTGTGCTACCTAGTATTTTTCTTAGTTGGATGTTTCGACCTAATCTAGGATCTTGCATCGGAGCAGTACCAAACAAACCACCAAGACCTTTAGTTATGTTCAGACCAGATTGATAGAACTGTTGTGCTAAAGGACTAGACTGCATAGCCATACCTTGCTGCTCTGCTGCCTGTCTTCTTGCCATGTCCTGTTGTTGCTGTGCGTATACAATTTCTTCAGCAGAAGGACCAAATAAAGATGCAATTGAACTAGCCATTATTTACCTCCTCTTGGAGTTATTCCATAAACACCTGTATACGGGTTGCCTACATATCTTTGCGTTCCTAGTCTTTGCGTCTCATCTTTACTCATTCCAGACCCTAGTATTTTATCTAAAGTTTCATCGTAGCGTTGCTGCTGGTAGTACTGCTGACCTAGACCAGCAATACCTTGACCCATACCTGCTAACTGTGCAGCTTTAGCTGATGCAGCTTGTTGCTGTAGAGCACCTGCAGCTTGTTGACCGCCCATCATCATCTGACCTGCTGTTGCTCCAGCAGTAGATGTCTTAGCACCTAACGCTGAACCGATGTCCATAGGTCTTCTAGCTTCTTCTTCCAGAGCTTGTTGTGTTTGGAACGTACTCTGGAAAGGAGCTAACGCAGCTTGTTGTGTCTGATAACCCTGACCTAGTAGACCTGCACCAGTACCAAATAAACCAGCAGCTTGTTGCGCTCTGTTCATAAACTCTTGATTTACGTTAG